ATATCTGCTTGTGTTGTTTTTCCATCACCAGTTAAATCTGGAAAGCCACCGTCTTTTTTCTTGTTGGTCTTTTTAACATTCTTCATAGCGTCTTCGTTCTGTTTAGCAACTTTTCTACTAAAATCTCTATCTATAGATGCAGTTATATCTGATTTTGTGTTTTCAAAGTCCTGTAAGTCTTTTATAGTTTTCTCAGATGATTTTTTAGTTACGGCTCTTTTTGATTTCTTTCTATTTTTAGGAGCAGGACCTCCACCCTTGTCGGGTCGTCTTCCTGTTGTATTCATTTTACTTTGAATTTCATCAGAGCGTTCTGTTATATCTCTTTTTACTAGTTCTCTATTCTCTCTAAAAAACTTTAAAGGGTTTTTATCACTTAGTCCCTTTTTTACAACTTGCCTTAAAGTTTTAGGTATGGGTGCTTTATTAGAACCACCTGTTTTGTATTTCTTTGGCTTCATTACACTCTCCAAGATTTGCGATCCACCGTCCTTGCGACTTCGACCTTTGTTAATTAATCCTTTTGCTTGATTCTTACTGATTCCTAAATCATCAGCAAATTGTTTTACTCTAGCCATTAAACCTTCTTCTTCTTTTTTATCATTTTTTTTAATGTATTAGATTGCTTGAGGTGCATCTTAGATGCACCTTTTAATTCTTTAACTATTTTTTTAATTTTACGTTTCATTATTTCTTACCCATTAGTTTCATGGCTTGACCAACACCCTTAATACCAAATGAACTACTTACTGCTATAAATAATAAATACTGATACCAGTCTGGGAGTGTGTTTAATACCTCAAAACCAGTTCTTACATACTCTGTGAATGATGGAATGAAGACCAAAATAGCGGGCAAAAGTAGGACAACTAAAGCAAATTCATCCTTCCAACTTCCATCAGTAGCATCAGCCATAGACTTTTCCCACTCGACTTCGCCAGCTGCAACTCGTTCTGCAACTTTTGCTTTAGCCATAACAGTAGCAACTTTTGCCTTACCTTCGGCTTTTGTTTTCTCGACCTTGTTGTCCATCCAGCTAGACGCTAGATTAGCAATGGGTCCAATTAACGCTGCGAACATTTACATTCCTTCTTGGAAAATCTGCTATCTATCCAAACCTTACCATAGTATAAGATAAAAAGCCAAATTGTAAATAGTGCTCCTTCTATGTATGATAAATCATTCCACGCATCTAACACCATATTTTCCATTTGTATCTCCTTATTTAGCTATACTTCTTAAACTTTCCATTACATTTTCTATTGATGGTTCCTTGCCATTAGGATTTAAAACACAACGAAATTTGCGAACACATCCAATACTCATGTCTTGAAACGACAACTCAAATGTTTTATTTGCACCTTGATATATACACGCTATCTTATCTTTGTATGTTTTTTGTTTTTTCAATCGACATAGAGTAAGAACAGGTGGTTTTATTATGCCTTGATTAATCTTTTGTTGCCTTGTTAAATCTTTGGGTTTGTATTTGTAACCATCTGCCTTAGATTTAGTAAACACACTTGCTAACAATAATAAGAAACCACCTATGACTAAAACTAAAAACAACCATGCAATACCTTCACCAATTTGTTTTCTTATCTGTTGTTGTTTATATATGGTTTGTTGTCGTTCTTTTCTAATCTGACCTTCCATCTGTAACAGCTCATCATAAGCTCCTGGGCCTTGAGTAAGATTTAGAAACATCTTGAGTTCGTACCTTTGTTCCTCAAGTTTCTTTTTGGCAGAGTAAGCCTGTAGTGCAGTAGCTTCAATACTTCCACCACCAAAAACTTTACCGAACACTCCGGGGTTTTTTGCTTGCTTCTCCGCATTATCAACATCACTTGCTGCCCCCATCCAACGGCTAATGTCACCTGACATTTGTTCTAAGTCACGACCAACAGCGAATCCTTGCTTGATTGCAGAGAAAGCTTTTGACGCAACACCTACGGCTAATGATATAGTTACTGGATCCATACCCAGATTATATCATAGGTTATTTGCCTTTGTTACCCCTAACAGCTGCCGCCGTATTAATACGATAGATATTTACATCGTTTCTATCGTCAGCAATATTCTCTTGTAGCTTCTGTCTTTCTTGAGCTAATTGATAAGCTTGTTCTAATTTAGCTGAATCAACTTGGAAATTCATTTGATCATTCATTGATTTACGCTGAAGTTCCGCTGTGTCGTTTTCTAGCTCTTTCTTTCTAATCTCAACCAATGGATCCTCTGGAGCTTGAGGAGATAACTGAGGAAGTAATTCATTCAATATCTCACCAATCTGTTGAGCAATCGCTGCTTCCATTGCTGCTGGATCAACTTCTGGAACTGGTTCACCTCTCATTTGAGCTTCCTCAGATGTTTTCTGGAAAAACGTAGTCACCTGATCTCGAGCCATTAAACCAACATGTTCTTGCACATGTGACTGTAACATCAGATACCCTTGCGGATTTGACTGTGATGCAGGGTTCGCTAAGAACGGAATGTGTGCTCTAACGTGTGCTTCATGATCTTGTTCTGGAAACGCTTGAACTGGCTTGCCTTTTAAGGCATTTCCATTCTCGGTTGCCGGATCAATAGGCTGTGGTTGTGGTGGTTCTGGTAAAATAGCGTCAATATTCTTGATATCTAACGCATCATACATCCTTCTGTACGCTTCACGCAAATTATGCAAATCCGGTGCGGCTTGAGCCATCTGTAATTGCGTTTGTGCAAGCGATAATCGTTGAGCCATAGAGAAAATGTTAGGGTCTGACACTGGAAGTATGTCCACACGACCATCAAAGTCCTTCTGCATAGTCTCTGGAGGTAAATTTCCAACAAAATACGGGTATGGCATAGGATTTTCAGCAAAAATCTCTCCTAACATGCGAAATTCTTGTTTTTGACCGTAGTGTAAGCGTTTATGTATAGAAGAAATGACTTTAGAACCCTGTTCTATCAACGCAACAGTCGTTCCAACAGGTGCTTGAGAGTTCATATCAGCTATTTTTGCATCAGCAACCTGTGCAAAACGCTTTCCAGAATCAACAACCACAGATAATAACTGTGCTAATGTTGCAGAGGGCTCTTTGTATGGGAGGGGTATAATAGAGTTCTTGAGATCTCCACCCGGTACATCGATGTCACGAAATTCGCCAGGATTAAGAGGCTCATCGTCATTACGAATGCGAACACCACGAGCTTTAAAACCAGCTGGAAGATTAGAGAGCGTACCCGCATCAATCAACTGCCTTAAAATAGACGTTGCTGCACGAGATAAGCCACCGATTGTGTGTAATAATCCGAAACCATAAAAACCAAACCCTGGTAAAAATTTGAAATGAACAAAATATTGTCTCTTTTTCTTTAATGGGTCTTCTTCTCTAAAGTTTCTAACAACCGACAACACTTTTCCAGAAGACTGATCAATGGTAACAATATAAGGCAACATAACCCCCGAAGGATTCCCCGCCATATCCATGTCTTCAAAACCTTCCAAGTCCAAGTCAACGTGGCACTCCAATAAGGTATAAGCGTCATCAGAATAGTTCGGACGTAATCCCAACAACTCATCAGCACGTTCTTGGATTGCTCCTTCATCTTCGTCATAGTCCGAATTAGATAGTTCGACATCTTTATATACTCCTGCTACTTGTAGCTTGCGAATGTCATTATATGTCATTCTAACTACATGTGTCACCCTCTCCGCTGTTCTTAAATCACTAGCCGAGTACGGAACAACCATATCTTCGGCTGGTACAAACTTGGAAACGGCTCTCTGCTTAGTCTCGTCAAAGTAAACTTTTTTAAATGTAGAACCTGTCAAAGGCAAATAAAATAGCATCTGATCAGTATCTGGATCATACTCTTCCATAATCTCAGTTATCTGATAATTCATAAAGTCTTCTACACGCTGGGCTTGATCTTCAGTTTCCTTGGTCGGTGCACCAAGAACCTGGGATTTTACAGGACCACCGCTTGGTAACATCTCTTTATAAGCCTGTGCTTGAAACTGGGTAACAGCTTCAGACAACAAGGGGTGCGTTACACCACTGGCCCCTAAGAAAGGTTCACTTCGATCTTCGTAATTTATACCAAGTAACCCTAATCCCTTTGCAATAGCTTCTTCCCAATCTTCCCTAGATTCAACATCCTCACGGAATTTAGCTTGTATATCTGATGATAATTCTCCAAGAACCGAATCATCAAGAACCTCTGCAAGATTGGCTGCATGATCATATTCTTCGGCTTCAACTTCTAGTTCCTCATCTTCATCGGCTAACTCAATACCTTCTGGTAATAATTCTTGACCTTCTTCTAATTCAATATCAAGACTCTCTTCTTCGGGCATCATTTGACCACCCGCTCCCATAGATGATTCTACCATTCCTGCTATTTCTCTAGGTTCCGCCATTAGTATATCCTCGTTGTTCGTTTTTTGTTGGGTAACATTCTATCTGAAAAATTATTCTGCACTTCTACAAAAGCTCCTAACTTTGCGTTTACCATACCTCCAGATGCAT